TAAAAAATAAAAAAAAAAAAAAAAAAAAAAATAATAGTACTCTTCTAGGGCCAGTATTCTAGGGTCTGTGGACCTCATAGGCGCTTCGGCTAACGGGCCGCTTTGGGGGGCAGTGTGCCGCTGCGGACGAGACGATGAGGATGATGTTGCCCGTGTTGCCCGAGTTCTCTTGAGCCCGGCCCAGGCCGGGGCTTGTAACAATTCGTGATCGAAAGGCTGAAAAAAAATCCGCAGGGGGACTGGACTCCACCCCCCCTAATGTGCCAAATGTAGTCCACCGGCGCAATCATGCGACCGGGAATAGGAGTCTGAAAATGGCTAGCGATCGAAAAAAGGTTAGCGAACGCGACTATATCGACGTCAACGGCAAGCCCGTGGCTAAGATGGAAGACGCTACCGGCTCCCGCTACAGTCTGGGGACGATGCAGGGCGACAAGTTCGTCGTGGCGAAGTCGTGGGATCTCCAATTCGGCGAGTCGGGCCGCGACACTACCATGTATGGCATTCTGGGATTCCATACGAAACTCGGGAATGTGGCCAATACCGTACTCAATGACAAGGACGCCCCTGGTACGGTGGACGACGCAGTGGTTGCAATCAACGAATTCACCGCGGGCACGGCTAATGGCGATTGGGCCACGGCCGGTGGTGGAATCGGTGCGCCCAAATACGATCCCGCGATTGTGGCACAAGCTATTGCGAATGCAAAGGGCGAGAGTGATCCAAAGCCCTATTTCGCCAAATGCCAAGGGCGCGTCAACTCCAAGGGCGAGCCGGTCGTCCAGGCTGCCGATGGTACATGGCCCAAGGGCGCAATCGGCTACTCTGCATATGCAATGCGCAATCCCAAGGTGCGTCAGCAGTATGAGACTCTAGCCCCAGCGACGACGGGGGTTGACCTCAGCAACCTGTAGGGGGAAAGCGCAAAGGGGCTATTGGCCGCGATCCAATGGCCCCTACTATCGTACGGCTATCCTTCCTGGGGGGCTCGCAAGGGCTCCCCAGTTTTATTCCCAAGTGGTCCCACCCCCCGAGTCGGCCCGGTGGGGCCTCCCTCTTTTACTCCTCTCACGCGGCGTAGAGGATTTTCCGCTTGAATGGCCCCCTTTCGCAGTATGCGCAAATTTTCGCAGTATGCGCAAATTCGCAGTATGCGCAAACAGGCCCAAGTGGGCCGCCCCCTAGCCGCCCGCCTTCTTCCCTGTATCATCACGGGGATAGCGGTAGAACCGTTTGCGAAGCAAACAGCCCCCGCGGCCCGCACGAGGACCCTCCTCATCATGACTGCCATCGCCTCGATCTTTGACCAGGAAGAGCCCCGCGGAGGAGCTCGGAAGAAGTTCCGCTTCTGGTACGACTCGATTATTGATCTTTTGCTCGGGGAGCCCGAGATCAATCAAAATGAGATTGCGAAGCGGCTTGGAAGAGCCGCCTCGACCATCTCCATTGTGATGTCGACGGACCTCTTCAAAGCGAGGTATGAGCAACGAAGGGCCGAACAGAACAAAGCCCTCAATGAGGCCCTCAACACTCGCTTGGCCAAGACCACCATTCGAGCCCTCGACCTCATGCAGGAGAAGCTCGACACGCGGCAGGTCATGATTCCCCTCCTCGAACTGAGCGAAATGGCGGATAAGAATCTGAATCGGCTCGGCTTCGGGCAGAAGCAAAGCGGCCCCTCGGTTGTTATTCAGAATAATGCCCAGGTCGTCGCCCCCGTTTCGGCCGAACAGCTCGCAGCCTCAAGGCAAAAGTTGATCGAGTCGCAGAGCAAAGTGATCCAAGTTGAGTCCAGTCGATCCTCCCCGATCGTGGACTCTTCCCCCGGAGGGGATGCTGGACCCGAAGAGGACTGATGTTATGAGGGCGTCGTTGTTCTCTTCGCCAGAGGTTCGAGAAGATGTGCGGCTCGACTCTCTTGGTCTTCCCCCTCCGGGGTTCATTCCTCTCCGAAAGGAACAGATACTGAATGTAACTCTGGCCCTCGATCCTCACGGAAAAGACTTTAGGACGAAAAGCGGAGCGCAGAAAGCGGGGCTCCTCTATGAGAAAAAGACGAAGGAGTTCCTCGCTCGAGAGAAGCCCCAGGCCGTCCTCGGCCCCTGGTTTCGCTACTGGACCGAAGACCACCCGGAGGACGCTTCTGGGCTTCCTCGCGGCCGCCTCGCTCGTTTTTGCCAGCCGGACGCGATCATATTTGAGAAGGAAATCCTCACAATCATCGAGATCAAGATCAGGTGGTGCGAACTCGCCTATTGGCAGTTGAGACATCTTTACCTCCCTGTATGCACTTCCTTCTACGGGCCAAAGGTCACGCGGCTCATTTGCATCACGAGGAGCGTCGATCCCTTTGTCGGAGTGCCTCAACCGGTTTTGATTCCGAACCTGGATACATACTTCGCCCTGGACCGAATCGGAGTCCTCCGCTTCAGCGGCCACGAAGTGGCGGCGCGCGCGGAGAGCGAAGAGCGCGCGGCGGGGGAGGATTGACGAATGAACCAAGCCCTTCCTCAAACTTCCATTTCGAGCGCCGAGCTGGTCGACCTCTGTGCCGTCGACGATGATCTGTTCGCTCGAACGTTCTTTCCCCAGGCGATGAGGCAGCCGACGCCCAAAATGCACGAGGCCGTCGACAAGGAACTGAACAATCCCCAAACGCGTCTCTTGAATCTCCTCCTTCCGAGAGATTTCGCCAAGACGACGAAGCTGAGGATTTTCACCGCGAAGAGGATAGCCTATGGCATTTCCCGGACGATCCTCTATATTGCGTCCTCTGAGATCAAGGCTACGCAGAATATTCAGTGGCTCAAGTCCCGCATTGAAGCCAAGATGGGGGCCGACGGCGCGCGAACGCTTCCTATGTTTGCATCCCTCTTCGGGCTCGCGAAAGGTGAAAAATGGTCGGAAACGGAATTGAAGATCAATCATCGCCTCTTCGGGCAGCCGATCTGGGTCCTCGGGGTTGGCATTACCTCGGAGTCAATCCGTGGTATCAACTTCGACGACTATCGGCCGGACCTTATTGTCCTGGACGACATCTTGACGGACGAGAATGGAGCGAGTCCAGAGCAGAGGGAGAAGATAAACCAGCTTGTGATCTCTGCGGTGAAGAACTCGCTCGCCCCTCCGGCCGATGCGCCCAACGCGAAGATGGTGATGGCGAACACGCCTCAGGACGGCGATGACGTAACGGCCCGCGCGGCGGCCTCGACAGAGTGGCGTACGGTTCGGTTCTCGTGCTGGACGCCCGAAACGGAGGATGCTCCTGTTGAACTCCAGGAGAGCGCATGGCCCGAGAGACACACGACGGAATCCCTCAGGAAGGAAAAGCGCGCGGCGGCGGCGGAGAACACGCTCTCCGTCTTCGTCCGAGAAAAGGAGTGCAGGGTCGTCTCGAGGGAGACCTGCTTCTTTCGGCCGGATTGGCTCCGTTTCTATCAACCTGAAGAGGCTCCTCGAAGTGGAGTTACCGTCCTTTCGATTGATCCAGTTCCTCCTCCGACACCTGGGGAGGAGAAGAAGAAAAAGGCGAGCCTCGACTCGGACTTCGAGTCGATCCAAGTCTGGAGGCGTTATGGAGATAACTTCTACCTCCTAGCTCTAGAACAAATGAGGGGCCACCAGCCTTCGTGGACGATTGCGAAATTCTTCGAGCTCGCCGTCCGCTTTCGCATAACGAATGCGATTGTCGAAACTGTTGCGTATCAAAAGGTTCTGCGTTGGATTCTTCAGGAGGAAATGACGCGCCGTCAACATTGGGTGACGATCCAGGAGTGGCCCCTTCCGGGGCAGGCGAGGATTCAGTCGAAAAAGGTTCGAATACAGAACGTGATCGCTCCTCTGGCGCAGAATGGTCGGATCTTCGTTTCGCCCGAGCATACGGAGTTCATCTCGCAGTTCGGCGCTTATCCCAACGTCAAGCATGACGATGCTCTCGACGGGGGCTCGATGGCGCTCGCGGGCCTCTCTAAGCCGTGGATGGACGTCATGGATGAAGAGGGAATCATTGATAATGCGAATGTTCCAAAGCTCCGCCTCGTAAGGAATTGTCCCTGATGACTTACCTCCGGCACAGACTGACCGAAGCGAATGGCTCGAACGACATCGTCCATAATCCGACGTACTTTGTTCGGACAGAAGAGGATGGGGGTCACGACTCGTATGATGGAGTAGAAGCAAACAAGCCTCTCGCGACGATCCAGTGTGCCGTCGACAAGGTCAAGGATGAGATTGACACGAACGGCTTCGCTCCCGTCATTCGAATCCATGACGGTCTCCATATGGGCTGGCAGGACTACGGACCGAACGTCGGCCGGCACAAGAGAGGGGGAGGCCCTACGATCTTCATGGGCAATCCCCTTCTTCCGAGCGCCGTCAAGATCTTCCGCGCGATGGGAGTCGCTCCTATCTCTTATGATGGGTTTGCCCAGGGCGTCTTCATCGGAATGGAAGTGATCGGGAACAAATCCCAAGCCATTTACGCAACGGGCTGTTCGGTGATCGAATGCGGGTTCGTTCGGGTCTCGGGGCCGATTGGCTTCCTTGCGGACTCCGGGGCGAAGATCCTCGGTACGTCCAATTTGTACTTCAAAGGTTCGATGGTCTATGGAGGGATGGGAAACAAAGCGGGGCTCTTCGAGTGTGTTCCGGGCATCCATGTCTTTTTTGAGGGTTCCACCTTCTCTGAGCACTTCCTCTTTGGAACAAATCATGGGATGTGTATTGTTCCCTATCACTTCCTGAATCCTGTTTATAACGAAAAGGGGGAGGTTATAAGCGGCACGCAGAATCCCGCGGGAGGGGTTACCTTCCACGGTTCCTTTGTTGGGTCGAAGGGCTTTGCGTCCCTTCAAGGGATAATCAACTCAGGATATATGACGTACAACCTCTTCCCCGGAACGATTGACTGCGATACGAATAAGGGTGGTCAACTGAACTAAAGGAGCTTGAAGATGAAGTTGAAAAGCTCTTTTCCTGCGGTACATGGGGGGCAGCTTCTTAACCCTGTGCAGGGGCCGGCGACCTTCAATGAGCGGTATTCGCCCTTCACGGGGGGCGAGCCGCTCGATCCTCTTCCTCCAACGTTCGAGCCGACGATGCCTCCCTCTTCAAGTGGGAGAGCAATTCCCGCCCCCGGAGATGAGGCGTTTGCACGAGCTCTTCTCGGGTCGAATCCGGTGGGCCTCATTGGTCAGGCTCTCATGGGAATATTGATGCAACCTCGAAGAGTGAATGAATCATATCCGGGGGCTGTTGAGGCGCAAGAGCGGAAGAAAAAAGCGCGCCCGGCGCAAGGTCAGTCTGAGCTTCGAATGAAAACTTTTGAGGAATAGAAAAAATGCCCGGCGGTTCGAGTCTTTCGGTTCCAAAAAACAGTCCTCTTCATGCCTTTCTCCTCGCTCGGCTAAAGGAGAGGGTTGATTTCTCGAAGAGGAAGCAATCACAATTCGTCCGGGTGTGGCAGGACGCAGAAGAGCGCGCCCTCGCCTATATGCCTGAGCTGGAGTATGATGCTCTTCGAAGGAGTGATCGGGAGAGAGGTCAGCCCAAGTATACGACCATCCAGATTCCGTACAGCTATGCTTTGCTCTCAACTGCACATACTTATGTCTCAACGGTGTTCCTCGGGCGAAGTCCGGTTCACCAGTACTCTGGTCGGCATGGAGAAACGGAACAGCAGACGCAGGGCCTCGAAGCCCTCGTTGGGTATCAAGTCGAAGTTGGCGGCCTCGTCGGCCCCTACTATATTTGGTTCTATGACATCCTCAAATATGGTGTGGGAATCCTCGGCACCTATTGGTGTGTGGAGGATATTCAGTATTCCTACATAGAGGAGTTGGTGGACGAATACGGGATCGCCACAAAGAATCGCGTCACGGTGCGGGAGCCGGGCTATGAGGGGAACAAGGTCTACAATGTTAGTCCGTTCGATTTCCTCCATGATCCCCACTTTCCTATAGGGAGGTTCCAGGAGGGGGAGTTCTGCGCCGTTCATAAAGTCTCCGGGTGGACGGAGATCATCAAGCGGAAGGCCCAGGGCTACTATATGAATTGTGAGTTCATTCCGAAGTCGACCGGGGGCTCAAGTGTTGCGACAGGAGTTGCGCAGGGTGCCGCGGCGCTTCAGCGGCCCGAGCAGCCCGGCACCTTCGTTGCGGAAACCCTCGGCGAAGAGGGGAAAACCCACCCGCACAGCGTTGGGCTTTGGGAAGTCTACGTCGATCTCATCCAAAAGGAATGGCGCCTCGGCGAGAGCGACTATCCGGAGAAGTGGGTCTTCAGCGTAACGGATGACTTTTCGGTCATTATTGGTGCCCAGCCTCTCGGAAGTGCGCATGGGAAGTTTCCATTCTCAATCGGCGAAGCCGAGATTGAGGGTTACGGAGTCTTTGGTCGAGGGATTCCGGAGATTGCACTTCCGGTGCAGAATACAATGGATTGGTTGGTCAACACACACTTCTACAATGTGAGGGCTGCTTTGAACAATCAGTTCTTGATCGACCCGTCGAAGGTGATTGTCACTGACGCTGAAGATGCCGGTCCCGGCTTCATCTATCGTCTCCGGCCCGAAGCATACGGGAGTGATGTGCGCTCCTTCTTCCATCAGGTTCCCGTCGCTGATGTCACGCAGAATCACTTCGGGGACACTCATCAAATGATGAGCTTGGGCGAGCGCGTCCTTGGAATCTCTGATGCGATGTTTGGTGCCCTTTCGAGTGGGGGGCGGAAGACCGCCACTGAAGTCCGGACTAGTACGGGATTCGGTGTGAACAGGTGGAAGACGGTCGCCGAATACCTGAGTGCAACGGCCTTTTCCCCCCACTCACAGATGCTTGTGCAGCATTCGCAACAATACTATACGAATGAGAAAAAGTTCCGCCTTGTGGGCGATCTCGCCTCGAGCGCTGGGCCTCAATTCTTCGACGTCACAAAGCAGGACATTGGAGGCTTCTATGATTTCGTCGCTGTCGATGGTACTCTCCCCGTGGATCGGATGGCCCTTGCAAACCTCTGGCAAGGCATCATGGCTCAGCTTCAACGATTTCCAGCCCTACTTGCTCAATATGATGTTGGAAAGATCTTCGCCTACATTGGAAATCTTGCGGGAGCCCGGAATATCAATCAGTTCAAGATCCAAGTCGTGCCTGATGGAATGCTCCAAATGCAACTGCAGCAGGGAAATGTTGTCCCCATGAAGCAACCAGGAATGAGCCCTCAAGGTGGAGGGGCTCCGGCGCCAACTCCTCCGCAGCCCCAGATAGAACAAGGAGAAGCCCTCAATGGACCAACCGTCTAAGCCGAAGGTCTTTCGTCCCCCTCTCGATGAAGGTCAAAGGAATGACATCAAGGTTGCGAGAGTTCTTAGAGAAACCCTCGCCACTCCAGGATGGAAGGTCTATTGTGATCTCATTCAGGCTCATATTCTTACAAAAGAGAGAGAATGTGAGTTGCCCGCAGAGGACCTCTCGATGGCGATGAAGCAGAATGCCGCCAAGGGGGCCGTGTTAATGGGCAAACTGTGCCTTACCCTTCCTTCTGGCATAATCCAGGTTGCTGATGAGCACCTCACTCGTGCCGATCCTGATGAGAGGCTAGAATTCGAATGACCCTCAGATCACTCATGCTTGGAGGCACAGGGCCGTTGCTCGCTCCTCCAGATTCCGCTTCTGGTGCAGCCCCGCCTTCTGGGTCTGGGTCCCCCAGCCCAACTTCCCCGACAGACTCGGGAGCGGGTGCTGCACCTTCGCCAACACCTGTTAGTCCCTCGACTGTTGAGGGCGAGGTACGTGAGACTGACGGACTCAGTGGCTCGTTTGACGCCCTTTCCTCCTTTGATGATCTTGATGAACTTCCGCTTCCCCCGACGGATGGGGGAGGCGAAGGTGAAGAGCCTGGAGCGGTTCCGCCTCCAGACAAGGTAGCGCCTGCGCCGGGAGCACCGCCTCCTCCGCCCGCGCCGCCGAGTCCGGCTGCGCCCCCGCCTCCGGCCCCGACGCAGCCGGGTGCTCCCGACCTGACTACGCCGGAAGGCGTGCTACGCGGCCTCGAGAATGCTGAGGCGGCACGGCATATGCGCTCCTTCCTTGCGCAGAACGTCTATTCGCTGAGTGACGAGGAGAAAAAGGCTCTCGACACGGATGCGGTGGGTGCTATTCCCAACATAATGGCGAGAGTACATCTGGAAGGCACGAAGAATGTTTTGACGCTTCTCACCACATTGGTCCCAGAGATGATCCAAAGGGGGGTCGCGAAGGCCCTCGAGGGACGGGAAAAGGGTCAAAGTGCACTGACGGCGTTCTTCCAAGCGTGGCCAGGACTGAATGAACAAGAGCACTCTGCTCTTGTCGATCAATATGCGACGGCCTTTCGGAATATGAATCCGAAAGCCTCCCGGAGCGAGGCGATCAAGTTCGTCGGGGCCGCGATTCATGCGCAATTGGGAATCCCTATTGGAAGTCAACCTCCTCCGAGAGCGAATGGAAATGGCCATGCGCCTCAGGCGAGGATTGTCTCCCGAAGGCCGGTTCCTGCCTTTGCTCCAGCCCGTCCCGGAGCGAGAGAACCCGTTTCGCCGACTGCTGGTCAAAGTCCATTCGACGGGCTTGGCCAAGAGTTCGACGACGAGATGTAAGAGCTTCGAAGCGCGCGAAGCGCGCTAGCGAAGCGAGCTGAAAGGCAAAGGCCATGTCGGCTGTTGCAGGTCTCCGCGGAACAGGAGATTGGGGTGTAGATGAGCGCCCGAAGGATTTCCGCGAGAGCATTTTGTTCTTCTCTCCAAACGGCAATTCGCCGCTGTTTGCTCTCACGAGCAAGGCGGGGAAAAAGACGGTCAAGGACCCAGAGTTCTCATGGTGGGCAGAGTCACAAACTCATGTTCGACTCACCACGTCAACGGCGGGCACCTCGACCAACACGACGGTCACCATCATCGGTCTCGATCCGACCGCGACGACCATGAGCAGTCTCTATCAAACGGCGACCCACCTCAAGGGGGGTGACATCCTCCTTGTGGAGCCCGGCACCGATACGTCGACGTGGGCGCCGGAAATGATGGAGGTTGTTTCGGTTCAAAGCGATACGTCCTTCACCGTGAATCGTGGTGCTGCGGGCTCTTCTGCGGCGGCCTACTCGGCCACGGCTGCGTTCACTCTGATCGGGTCGGCATACGCTGAAGGAACGGCGGCCCCGCGGGCCGTTTCGAGGAATCCGGTCAAGTTCTCGAACTTCACACAGATCTTCAAGAACACTTACGAACTGACTGGAACTGCCAATGAAACGGAAGTCCGGACGGGCAGTCCGTGGTCGAATGACAAGAAACGCAAGATGTTCGACCATGCGAAGTCGATTGAGCTTTCGATGCTCTTCGGCGTCAAGAGTGAAGTCACCGACGCGGTCAACGGCAAGCCGAAGCGGACGATGGGCGGTCTTCGGACGTTCATCCCGGCGAGCCAACAGACGATCCTGACGACCTCTTTGGGCGGACAGGGCTCAGCGGCGGCGGTCACCCTAATGGAAGCGTTCGCTCCAGCGTTCGACTTCGACATGGGCGGCGGCGACTCAAGGATTGCCTTCATTGGCAATTTCGCCCGAACTGCGATCGGCCAGGCCATTCAGGCCGTGAATGGTGCTCATATTTCCTTTGGGAATACGGTGAAGATCTATGGGATCGACTTCCAAGAGCTGATCCTCCCGATGGGAAGAATCCTTCTGAAGAGCCATCCCTTGCTCTCAGTCCATCCGGTCTACAAAAAGTCGACGTTCGTCTGTGATTTCTCGGCGATCAAGTACGTCGCCCTGAGGAATCGAGATACGTCGAACAAGGACGATGTGCAGACGAAGGACGAGGACGTTCGGCGTGGGTTCGTCCAGAGCGAATGCTCGGTCATGGTTGACGGTGGAGGTCTCTCTTGCGCCTACATCGGCAACATCAGCTTCACCTAACGGGAAAAGCGCGAAGCGCTTTTGGAGCGGAAAATGCGTCAACGTCTCGATGATCCTGTGTTTCAGTTCTCGAACTCGACCATCGGTGGAAACTCCGTGGCTACGGTTCTCTCAAACACAGCGATGACACAGAACTCTGCGACTGGATGGATGATAACCAACAGTGCGGGCTATGCTCAATTGATCGTCACGGTCAATAAGCTGGCTTCACAGTTGTCCCTGATGGGCGCCATTCGGTCGGTTTGAGCGAGAAGGTGTGCGAGGGGGAGAGGAGGAAGCTTCTCTCCCCTTTTTCAGGAAAAGGAAAACCCTCATGGCCTACAAGAGAGTGATGCTCGGAATTCCCTGCTATGATGAGCGGGTGATGAGTGATACGATGTGTTCGCTTCAGCAGAGTACGAGTGAGCTAACGGCTCTAGGAATCGAAACGCATACTCAAGTCGTTAATGGTGATTGTTTCGTTGATCGGGCGAGGAATACGCTTCTCGCCGTTTTTATGCAAACGGAGTGCACCGACCTCATCATGATCGACAATGATATGGGTTGGGAAAGCGGCTCTGTTCCCCGCATCCTCCAGCATCCTGTGGATCTCGTCGCGGGCCTGTATCCCGCGCGGAAGGACCAGACGACCTACATGTTGAGATGGCAGAGTATAGGGAAGAGCGCCCGCCCCGATAAGCGTACTGGGCTTCTTGAAGTCGACGCAGCACCTACTGGCTTTATGCGGATCTCGAGAAAGTGTGCGGAGACCGTCCTCGAGGCCTTGAAGGATGACTGGTACGAAGATGAAACGGGGCAGATTCCGGGAGGGAAGGCGTGGCCCGCCTTCGTCGAGGGGCCGAGGGATCACAAATGGTGGGGAGAGGATTTCAACTTCTGCCATCTTTGGAATAGACTTGGCGGGAAGTGCTGGATCGACCCTTGGCTCTCCTTCAAGCATATTGGGCTGAAGAGGTGGGAAGGCTGCTTCGGGACGCACAAGCAGCGTGAGAGGATCGAAATCATGGAAAAGTATCGCACAAACCCCGAGGCGTTGAGCGAAGAGCTTCGGGCGCTTTGTGCGAAAGAGCCGGAACAACATCAACTTCCCCTTCAACCGGCGGAGCCGGTTCCACTTCAAGCAGCGGAATGACCCTCATGCAACCGAATTTAGTCTATTGTTGTCCGACGCGAGGTAAGCCGAAGTTGGTCGACAAGTATCTTCCGACCACAATGGCGAAGTCGCGATTGCCCGATACGCTTTTCCTCCTCGGGATTGATGAGGACGAGAAGGACCTCTATGAAAAGGAGTGCAAGCTCCTAAGGGAAAAAAACGAGCGCCTCAAGGTTGTGATTCAGCCCAGACCAGACTCTTTGGGGGAGAAGTACAATCTTCTCGCAAAGAGTGAGCCCGAGGCGGCGGCCTACATAATGGGGGTGGATGATAGAGCGATTCAAAGTATTGCGTGGGATCTCCATGTGAATGATTTGACGGCGATGTACGAAGACGGACTGGGGATTGTCCATTTCGGTCGTCAATGGGGGGAGCCGACACTTCCGGCATTTTCGCTCGTCACTCAACCTCTTTGCAAAGCTATGGGATACTTCATGCCTCCGTTCTTCCCCTATTGGTGGCACGACTCCTGGACGGTGGAGATGAGTGAGTTCCTCGGCCGGAAGCTCTATTTGGATATTGAGGTCGAATATCCGAAGTCTCTTGCGGAGGATCATCCGACCCCGCGCCGCGACATGCAGTTTTGGCAGCTCTTCTACGACTACACGAGACCGTTGCGAATCGAACAGGCGAAGAAAATCCTTCTTGCGAGCGATACTCCGCCTTGGCGGAAGTATGAGTTGATGGCCTCCTGGACCGCTTTGATCCAGACCTTTGAGGAGAGGGGCCGCCAACTCCGTGACCCGATGTGGGTCGAACGCTTTATGAATGGACTCCCCACGAGGCGAAGTGAACCCGATGATGAGCGCCATCAGAGGTTGAGGCAAAGAGCAGAAGAGCTAATGCAGGCGAATCAAGGGCGGGAGATCGACATCAACCCGCCGGGGATGAGGGAAGCGGCGGAATGAAGGGGGCTGTTCGTTGGGATCGAATGGCCCTTTTTGAAAGGAGCTAAAAGTGCCTCCTGTACTCGGAATGACTGGAGCGGAAGCGGTAGCTGAAGTCCAGCAAGGGCTCGGCTGGCGAAGTGATCGGGCGACTGAAATCCTTCGGGCGCTGAATTGGGCGCAGGATCTTCGAGAGTTGGGGGCGGGGACTCTTCCTTGGTTCTTGACCGAATACGATCATGTGGTGACGGTCACTTCGGCGACGGTCCTCTATGCACTTCCGGACTCCTTTCTTCAAGAGACGGAAGAGAGAGATGGCAACTTGAGGTATCAAGCGTCGTCCTCTTCCCGGACGTGGTTCCTGAAGAAAATGGACGAAATGTCTGCTAATCGTTACTTCTATGGGGATTGGCAGAACAACTTCGACCTAGACACAACGCAGGCGACGCAGAGTTTGGCGTCGGGTATTCCGCGGGCATACGTGCTTCGAGAAACTTCGATCAAGGTTTTTCCGATGCCCGATGCGGAGTATAATCTGCTTTGGAACTTCTTCAAGGCGGATGAAGATATTGTGAATGCGGCGGTTACGAATAAGTGGCTCACCAACTGTCCTTGGCTCATCGTAGGAGGCGCTGGGGCAAAACTCGCTTCGGACATCCTCAATGCGGCGGCGGTGAAGACCTTCGCTTCTTTGCGAATGGAGGGGGAAGCTGCTCTTCTGAAGAAGCAGGTGCAGAGAGAAATTGCAGCTCGTCCCCTCAGTATGGGATCAAGGAACTAAAGAAAGGGAGAGAAAAATGGGTCTCGAATCCCCCACCTATGTTGCGGATTTGGTTAATACGAATCCGCTTCTGGGCGATTTCGTCTCCCAAGGGGACGATCATCTTCGCAACATTAAGCTGGCTTTGCAGAATACCTTCCCCGGAGCAAATCGGGCCTTTCCGATTTCGACCTCTATAACGAAAGCTGCAAGCTACTCTGTTTTGGACACGGATCAGAACAAAACAATCTACGTCGCTCCAAGTGCTGCGGCTGTTACTCTCACGCTTCCCACGCTGACGGCGGCCGACTACGGTTGGACCGCGACGATCATAAAAGCGGTGGGTGTTGGAGAGGCGTTTCCGCTCTTCCTTGTTCCCCCGTCGGGGAATCTTGTCTCGGGGAATCTCTCCATTGCGAAAGCGCGGAGAAGCCTTCCGGGGATTCCGTTCCGCGTCACCTGGATGGAAGGCTTGTGGCTCGTAGAGCGGTGTGTTCATGCCCCGGTCGGTTCCGTCATGCCGTTTTGGGGAACAGTCCTTCCTCCGGGGTATGAGTGGCCGAATTCGCAAACCCTTTCCTCGGCAGCGGCGAATTATCCGGAGTACAATTCAATCATTGGAAGCGGACTCACCCCGGATTTGAGACAGAGAACCGTGTTCGGAACCGATCTCGCGGGGAGCGCCTCGGCTCGAATAACCGCTGCGGAGTCGGGGGTTGATGGAACTGTTCTTGGGGCCGCGGGCGGAGTTCAGTCCCTTGTGTTGGCTGTTTCGGATCTTCCAGCGCATCATCACAACATCACGTCGATTGGTGTTGGTGGCGCTTCTGCGGGTCATACGCATTCTTTGTCTACAGGAACGGCTGACGCTGGCGGCGCTCATAGTCACACAACGACGGCAGTTCCGGGACAACAAGGAGGTGCTACTGGTGGAGGCGGGGCGACCGATGCCCAGGCGGCGGCGGCCCTTACATCGAGCTCTGATGGAAGCCACTCACATGCTCTTAGTGGAAGCACGGGTGGAGCCTCGGCGGACCATAATCACGCCCTTACGGGAACGGTTGATGATGAAGGCGGAGGGGGAACGCACAACAACCTTCCGCCGGCGCTCATTATGAATTACATTCTTGTAGTCGAATAAAGGAGAGGGGGATGTCTTACGTCTTGGGGTTGATCTTTCTCTTCTGCGCGACGTATATGATTCTCTCCGCCTTTGAGCTTATGGCACATGGCGGTGGAGACCCGAATCATAAGGATCACAATCCTCTACCATAAAGGAGGCTCAAATGCCGAAGGCATACGAGGGAATGAGAGATAAGTTCGCAGAGGAGGGAATGTCCTATGACTCTGCGCAAGGCAAGGCGGCCGCGATCTATAACTCAGCTAATCCGGAGGCGCCAGTCACGGGAAAGAGCGAGAGCCGCCCGAAGGGCGGGAAAAGAGGAGGCAAAAAGGGCCTTCAAGCTCTGGTTGCGAAGTCTAGAAAATGACACAGAATAGGAGATAAAGATGTTTGATCTTGGAATGGTAGTGACGCTGCTCCCCCTCGTCCTTGATGCGGTGGAGTTGATACCGAAGATTCGTGATGCGCTTCAATCGGAGAAACCAATCGTGGCCGTTATCACAGGGCTTGCGCCGGAGTTGTTCGATTTCTTCAAAAAGGTCGGGGCGCAGGTGTTTCCTGAGCTTCAGGAGGAAGTCCAGGCTGAGGTTGGGGCCACGATGTTCGACACGGAGAGTGTCAAGTGGGTTCAAGGGGACCTCAATAAGAGAGGCGCAGCGCCTCAGCTCACTGTGGATGGCGTCCTCGGCCCGATGACCAAGGCGGCGGTCAAGATCTTCCAAGGACGTCATGCGGAGTTGGTGGTCGATGGGTGGCCAGGACCGAAGACGATCGCCAAGATGAAGGCTGACACCCATCCTTGAGGCGAAAATGGAAGACGTACTGATGTCCGATGCGGTCTGGATAGCGTTGATTGCTGTCTTCTCCGTCTTTGTCACGGGAACGATTTCCCCCATGCTGACGGCGTGGTGGATGAAGCACCTCGCACGGACGGAGAGGGAAGAAGATCAGGCGGAAAAGAGGCTCGTCGCCACGAAGGTGGAGGAAACGGCGAGCCTTCTGGTGCAAACTTCGTCTGAGATAACGGCCCAGTTGAGCGATCTCAAAAAGACTGGAAATGAAACGCATCACTTGGTCAACTCTCAGCTGACGGAGGTCAAAGAGGCTTTGAGGAGTGCGCTATTCGCCCTTCTCGAACCCCGTGACGCGGCGTCGATCAAGGCGGCGAAGAAGCAGATCGCTGACCTCAATCTCGATCTTGCGGAACGGAAAGCGCAGGAGAAACTTGTGGATAAAGGAAAATCGGAGTAAAGAGTCATGACGAAGAGGAAAAAGCGGAAAGCGAAAAAAGTTCGTTGGGAGAGGAAGCCGGCGAAGCCCCTCCCGCCAAAGGTGGTGAAGGTCGTCCTTCCTCCAACGGGGGTCGTGCGACTCGTGGCGCCACGGGGGATTCTTCCGGTAGTAACGCCCCTTTCCCCGAGAGTGATCGAGGTTGTCCCCGTCCCGGCGAAGAAAAAGGGGTGGTGGCACACTCTGTTCCATGAGGTCTAAAGGAGGGAAAAATGTGCTTCTCTCTCGCTTGGCTAGTCTCGCTCGCCATTTGGATCACAATCGCAATCGCGTGCTATGTGATTTTGATTCGGATTCTCTTGCCCTATCTTTTGCGAAAGTGGGGCGCCGGAGGCGAGGTTGCTGAAGGTGTGGGAATCGTCCTTCAGTGTTTGAGGGTGGTCTTCTGGGCCATCGTCATCATTATTGTGATCTGTATCGTGGCGGCTCTTCTGGGATGCCTCTGGTCCTTCGCCGGGGGAATGCCGAAGATCTTTCCGAGGTAATGGCTCATGCCTTCGATTGACATCAATGATATGGGGTCAATTGGTCTGGTTCGAGACCAACCCCCGCATCAGCTTCAACCGGAGGCATGGGACTTCATTCTGAATGCAAGGATTCTCGACGCGAGCTTACAAAGGCTCCGCGGAAAGCAGAGAATCCTAATCGGAAGCCCGGCTGGTCCTCCCGCCGCGCCTCTTTTTGCGCTCCATATTTCCTCTTCGAGTTCCATCTTCTGGCTCGTCTACACGGCGACTGGAGTGGTCTATGCCTTCAATGGGGCGACGTGGACTTCACTCGGAACGCTTGCGACGGTTGAGCCCGAAGCCATCAATGCGACGATTCTGGGCGGCGTTCCGATTATCAATAATGGCTCGGGGATTCCCCAGTTTTGGGGCCTTCCGTATAGTGTTGTAACCCCTCTTGCAGCTTTGACCAATTGGCCCGCGACTCTTCGAGCGAAGATTATTCGAGCCTTCGGCCCATATTTGATTGCGATGAATACGACCGACACCGGGACGGGGGTCAATACTCCGCACAGAATTCGGTGGTCCCATCCGGCTGATCCAGGCGCTCTTCCGATCTCTTGGGACATAACTGATCCGACCAAAGATGCGGGGCAGATTGAGTTGCCCGACGTCGAGTCGGGGATCATACTGGATGGATTGGGCCTTCAGGGGAGGTTCTATGTCTATAAACAGAATGCGGTTTGGAGAATGAGACCGGTCAAGGGACGGTTCATTTTTGACCAGGAGGTCTTCCTGGAAACGATTGGAATCCTCTCCACGAGGTGTGTCGACCTAACCGCGGATGGAATGGGGCACGTCTTTGCGGGCCAGGACAACATCTGGATGCATGATGGGAATAAGGCTATTCCCCTCCTTGATGCGAAGATGAAGAGGAGCCTCTTCGCCTCAATTGATCCCGCGGCGCCGCACAAAAGCTTTCTGTTCACGAATCCGGGGCAGGACGAAACTTGGTTCTGTTATGCGGAGACGGGAAGTACGATTGCGAATAAGGCGCTCATTATTAAGCAGAAGTCTCCCTTCCAGTGTGTCACGGCGGATATTGATTTTGTTCATGCGGCGAAGGGAGTGGCCGAGATAACCGATACGGCGACCTGGGACGTCGCGACCTACGGATGGGACTCTACAGCAAACGTGTGGGGGACAACTTCTGGAGGTCGGAGAATTGTTGTTTCGAATCGGGCTGCGACAAAAATGCAGTTGCTCGACGCGGGTTCGGATAATGATGGGACTGCAATAACGGCGACCGTGCAGAGGACAGGACTTTCCGTCGTTGGACGGAAGCGGAATGGGGAGTGGATTGTTGACTTTCAACAACGAAAGCTCTTGACCCGCGTTTGGCCGAAGGTGACGGGGGGAACAGTGATGGTTCGGGCGGGGAGCGCACAGACTCCTGAAGGGGCGGTGACTTGGCAACCTTCGCAGAGCTTTGATCCAACGACGCAGAGGTATGTTGACTTCATCACCGAAGGGCCGAGTTTGGCGATTGAGTTCAGTGGAACGTCCCTCTGGAAGCTTGATGGTTACAAGATTGATCTGGAGCTAACTGGTAACTTCTAATGGTCTATGTAAGGATTCCGGCTCCTCCTTCGACCGATGTGCCCGATCTGCTCAATTGGGCGGATCAAGAGTTCAATGCGATAGAGAAGGCTCAGTATGAGCAAACTGTGGTTGATTTGCGTCAAGTTTCGCGGGAGCCTGTTCGACCCCGCGAAGGGATGATAATCGTTGCGGATGGGACGAATTGGAATCCGGGTTCGGGCGAAGGGCCGTATATCTATCAAAATGGGGTTTGGCGGCTCCTCTTGGCGGGTTCAGGGGGCCGTCCTATCCTGACGGCGGCGCAAGACTTCTTTGTCGATCGAGCGTTGGGAAATGACACCACAGGGGATGGGAGTTCTGCTCTTCCGTGGCTCACCATTCCAAAAGCGGTGGCGGTGGCTCAGAGTTATGATAATGCCGGATTCGCCATTACGATTAAGGTGAGAAATGGCACTTATCCTGAAGCGATTTCGCTTCAGAGTTTTGTCGGAACGGGGGCGTTGTCGATTGTAGGAATAACGACGACGTGGCCCACTTCCCCAGGGGTCATTATAACGGGAGGTATTACGTCCACGGGGCCGAATGCGAGATGGAACGTCTCCAATGTCAAGTTGAATGCGGGTCCGGGGGTCAATAATATGTTCCTCCAATCAATGTCGGAGATTCGTTATCACAACATCGAATGGGGAGCGAGCGAGATCAATATCTTGACCAATTTCGGAGCGCAGGCGATTGGAGTGGAGGGGCAAAATGACACTCTCACGGGGAGTTGTACTGTTCATTGGGCCGCGCGGAAGAATAGTCTTATCCACGACAATGGAAGGGTACTAACTATCTCTGGAGGGCTTTCCTGTGTTATCTTCGCCCAAGTGCTTGATAATTCGACCGTTATTTGTAATGCGAATCTGTTGGTCGGTCCAAGGTTCAATGGGGCGGGAAGCCCCGGCGGAGGGGGAGATATGACGGGACGGAAGTTCTCCATTGTCGGTCTTGGTTCGACGATCAGTACAAATGGGGCGGGGCCGGCATTCCTTCCGGGGAATGCAGCTGGAGACGCGCCCGCGGGGACCTATACTTAAGAGGTTCTAAAAGGAGGTAAAAATGGCCGACGGTTATGATCCTCTCAACTGGTATTGGACGGTTGTTGACACAACCTCTGTGACGCATGTCTACTCTTCCTCTTCGAGTGCCTTTCTCCCCGTTGCGAATTCAGTCTACACGGCGTGGCTGGCGAGGGGGAATGCACCAACCCTCATCGACACGGTGGTCAATTTGCAAAGTGTGATTGGGACCGTTTCTTTTACGCTCTTCAGGAATGCGAGCCAAACAATCTCTTCTCTCCCGACGACATTGACCAATCCTTTGACGAATAAGGTTATCGTTTCCACGACGGGGAACTTGACTCTTCCGGCGATGAATACGCCGATTTCCATCCCCGTTGGGGAATGGCTTGAGGTCGAAAACTCTCATGCGACGGGAGAAGTTGTCGTCAAGGATAATGTGGGCTCGACCCTCCTAACGCTCAAAGCGGGAGATAGGGCGAAACTCACCCTGACGTCTAATGCAACTGCAG